CGAGATGTACTGGAAGATCCGCAGCCCGAACGTCTTCTCGGACTGACGCACCTCCAGCTTGCCACGCGGGAACGTGTTGAGCACGTCGACCGCGAGCTGCGAGGCGAAGCCCCACTTCTCCTTGGCCCCGTAGCGGAAGCACGGACGCAGAGCCGTGAAGAACTCGGCCTCCGTCAGCGCGCCGCCGGCGTCCGTCGAGTTGCTCGTCACGAACGACTTGAAGCCGCCCGTGGTCCGGCGCGGCTTGCCCGAGGAGGTGTCCTCGGACTTGTTGCCGACCATCAGCGCGTACTCGATGGACTTCTTGTGCTCGATGCCCTTCTTGAGCGCCTGGTAGTCCCAGTCGTCGTCGGCCTCGTACTCGGAGTGCCGCGCCGTCTCGGTCGCGTCCCAGTTGGTGCGGAAGATCTGGGTGTAGTTGTACACCGTCGTCTGGTTCCGCGTCCGGGTCGGCCGAGAGGCGTCGCCCTCCGGCTGCGCCGTGCTCGTGATGAGCAGCTCGTCGTTGTCGACGAGCGCCGCCGCCGTCGAGCCCACGCCACGGACCACCGTCAGCGTGTTCGTGCCCGTGTTCACCGCCGTGACGCGCATCGACTCGCCGGTGCGCGGCACGTAGACGATGTTCTGGGCCTCGAAGTACGCCGCGTTGTCCACGACGAGCGCCGTGATGCCGGAGGCGTAGCCCGCGCCGTTGTTGATGCGGTCGAAGCGAGGATCGAGCTCGTCCTCCTGCCACTGGAACTTCGGATTGCCGGTGCCCTTCTTGGCGATGTTCTTGGTGACCACCGTCAGGGGCGCCGCATCCGGCTCGAGCAGGAGGATCTTGTCCGCCATGTCGATACGGCGGTTGTCCTGATTGCCGTCCAGGGTGCCGCGCATACCGCTCACGAGAGTGCCCGGTGCCATCTACTTCACCTACTTTCTGCGTGCTAGAGGGAAAGCCCCGGCGCTAGGTGCCGAGGCGAAAACGTGACTTGCTCGCGAGCGCCACGATCCGGTCGCCGTCGTCCGGCTCCGGCTTCGACGGGGCGGGCGGCGGCGCCGTCCCCCCACGGTCGAGCGTGACCCCGCTGTCCGCGCCCGCGGGGACCTCGTCCCCGGCGCGCTTCCTCGCCTGCTCGGCGAGGTAGACCGTCTCGAGCGTCTCCGGCTCCATCGCCATCGCGGCGAGTTCGGGCCGGCCGGTCGCCCGGATGATCGAGCCGACGTACTCCTGCACCTTCTGCAGGTAGTAGTCCTGCTGCTGCTCGTCGGCCAGGTCCGGGTAGCGCTCCTCGAGCGAATCGAACCCCGCGTCGCGACGGGCCTGCTGCTCGGCCTCCCTCTGGGGCCGCAGCGTGTCCTCGACGACGCGGGCCGCGATCCGCTCGATCTCGCGCGTCTGCGCTTCGAGCGTGAGCGACCCGTCGTCGTTGAAGTCCTCGTCGGAGAACTGCAGCGTCGGCTGCTCGTCCTCCTCCTCGTCTTGGGGCGCTGAGGGCTCCGGGATGCGCTCCGCCAAGCTGGCGAGCTGCTGCCCGAACGCCTCGATGCGCCCGTTGAAATCTCCGATCAGAGCCGCGACGTCCGGCGTCTCCGGCGCCGACGCCCCCGCACCCTGCTCGGCCGCGCCCGCCCCAGCCGCGCCCGCGGCCTGCTCAAGCTCCCCGCCCGTCGGCTCGTTGCCGATCGCGCTCATCCCGTCTTCTCCCGTTCGAGTTGCGCCCTGACCTTCTCCGCCTTCGTGAGCACCGCGTTCGCGACCGCCGGCACCGCCCGCATCCCGTCGGCCATGCCCTGCATCCGGTACAGCGGCTCCGGCGCCGCGAACGGCTTCGCGCTCCTCAGCACCGACTCGATCACCTTGACCGCCCGCTCCGAGTGCGCGTCGGCCTCCGCCGCCACGAGCTCGACCAGCGCCGCCCAGCCCGGCGTCCCCACCATCGCCGCCAGGTCGTCGGCGATCCGCAGGAGCTCCTCCGAGTCCATCTTCCCCAACCGAATGTCGAGCGAACCGCTCACGGCCGGGAAAGTACGGCGCGCCCCGGACAGATCAGCCGGACATGCGCGTGCCACCGCGCCGCTTGAGCGCCATGTCGCGCGCCCGCTGACGCAGAGGCTTCGCGCCCTTGTCGGCCACGAACACCCGCGTCCCGTCCGCGTAGACGTGATAGTTGCCCTCCACGCCGGACTTCGACGTGCCCGCCACGGTCCGGAAGGTCTGCCCGGCGCGCGCGTTGCTCGTCGCGTTCTTGTGCAGCGTGAACGCCGAGAACGCGCCCGGCTTCGCCGCCTTCGCGCTGAGCGGCGGCTTCGTGCCCTTCGTCGGCCCGACCGGTTGGAACGACCGCTTCGCCGCCTTGCCCGCATCCCGGGTCAGGTCGACCGGGTTCTGCCCGAACGCCGACCGGCCCGCCTTCATGGCGTTGAACGCGAGCCCGGCCTGCCGCGGCCGACCCTTCCTGTACGGCTGCGTGGCGCGAGAAGACTTCATGCGCCGCATGATGCGGCCAGCGCCGGACGGATGCCCTACGGGAGCTCGAAAGCGCCGGCGTCACCGACGCGCGCGACCCCGTCAAGGTCAGTCGCCGGCAGGTACGCCCGATCCGCAACCCCGTCCGCCGACGATCCGGCGCCGATGTGGTAGTCGTCGCCCGCCGCGTTGACGAACAGCGGGTCGCCGGTGAACTCGTTCGTGATCGCCCACCCGGTCGCCGACGCCCGGAACACGCCGCTATCGCCGTGCGTGCCCAGCAGGCAGCCGTGCGTGACGTTCCTGTCCATCACGTTCCCCGACCCGGTGCCCGACGCCGCCGGGAACCACTCGACCCCGAACTCCTTGGCGTTCTTCAGGACGTTGTTCTTCACCGTGTTGTTGACGCCGTTGCCGTTTATCACGATGCAGCTCTTGCCCGACGCCGTGCTCATCACGATCGTGTTCGCCGCCACCAGCACGCCGGTCACGAGCGCGCCGCCGTCGTACACCTGGACCCCGTAGCCATTGGCGATCTTGTAGATCAGGTTCCCGACGATCTTCACGTTGTCGCCCGAGCAGTAGACCCCGTGCTCCTGGTTGGCGATCGTGCCCAGCAGCGCGCCAATGTCGTAGATCCGGCAGCCCCACACCACGTTGTTGTTGGCGTTCGGGTCGATGTAGACCCCCTGCGCCTTGCGGGCCGCCGCGCCGCCGTTGGCAACGTAGTTCGCGCGCATCCCGTGGATCTTGCAGCCGATGACCTCGTTCGACGTCGTGCTGTTCGACAGGTAGATGCCGACCACGTCCCCGTCGCCCTTGACCGTCGCCTCCCCGTCGAACTCGAGGTAGCGCCACGACTGGAAGTCCGCGACGAACCCGCCCGTGCTCGTGCACCGCACGCCGTACTTCGCGCCGGTCAGCCCCGACGGAGGCTTGATAACCGGCATCGCGTCGCCCGGGTAGCCCTCCCAGATCACCCATTGCGTGCTTGTCGGCTTCTTGCCCGCCGTGTTGAACTGCGGGTCCAGCGTCGCCACCGTCGCGGCCGCCGCCTGATAGGTGCCCGCCCTGACATAGACCCGAATGTCGACGTTCGCCGTCCACACGTGCGTGCCGGACAGGTACGAGTACGCCTTCGCGAGCGTCTGCCACGGCCCGACCCCGCCGCCCTGGTTCGTGGCCGCCGTGCCCGTGTTCGTGTCGAGCCCGTTGACGGCGTCCACGTAGAACGTCGTCCCGACGTTCGGCGTGTGCAGGACCGGCAGGCCCGTCCCCAGCGCGGCCAGCGCCGACAGCAGCCGCAGCCCCGCGCGCGACGTCTGCCGCCGGGCCAGCCGGCCCAGCCGCAGCATCCCCGCGATGACCACTACGCCACCCGGGAGACGCTGTACTTCGGCGTGCCGGCGGAGATCAGCTTCACGATCGTGCCCGACGCCTTCACGCCCGGCGACGGGTGCTGCGCGGGGCACTTCACGATCTTCGAGCTCGCCGTCGCTGGCAGGTAGTGCGTGTTCGCGGCGCCCGCGACCGGCGTGGAGCCGTCGACCGTGAAGTAGAGGGACGCGGCCCCGTCGGTCACGACCTCCACCTGCGATCGGAACGTCGCGAACGTCACGGTGTCCACCGCCGCGGCGACGAGTGTCTTCTCGTGGGCGCCGATCTCGTTCGCGGCGACAGCGAAGTTGCTCATGCGCCGCAGGATCCGGGATCCGCCGGACAGAACGCAGAAGGGCCGGGCAGAGCCCGGCCCTTCATCCCCTGCCCGACACTACTGCGGCTAGGCGCCGATGCCGATCCAGTCGATCGCCGTCACGGCCGACAGGTCGACCGCGTTGGACACCTCGACTCCCGGCGCCGGCGACGCGTTCGCGTTGTCGCCGCGGAAGACCTTGAGCTTCTGATTGTCGGCGTCCCACTCGAAGGTGTAGCCGTTCTTCTGCTCGCAGATCATGACGTCGATCCGCTCGTTGAGCGCCAGGTCGATCGGCTCGCCGTTCGTCGGATACGACGAGTCGAGCGTGATCTGCCCGTGGTAGATGTTGAAGCCGCTCTGCAGCAGCCTCGTCTTGAGAATGGTTCCGGTGGCCATGCGCGGGAGAGTGGACTAGCCGCCGGACGGACCCGCGTCGGTATCCCCGGCCGGTTCCCCGCCCGGCGTCGCCGCCGCCTGCGCCGCCTGCTCCTCCTGCATCGCCTCGACCGCAGCCATAGACGCGTCCACCATCTGCTCGCCGGGGATCCCGAACTGCTCCGCCGCGAGCGCGACCGCCTCCGGCGGGAGCTGCACCGCCTGCGGCTGCAGCCACGACCGCGGATTCTCCACCCCCGAGTTGTCGAGCATGTACTCGACCACCTTCTCCGGCTTCACCAGCCCGGCCTGCGCGAGCGGCATGAACATCTGCGAGATCTGCAACGCCTTCTGCATCTTCTCGACAGGGTTCGGAGGCGTCATCGAACCGCCCTCCGGCTCGATCTCGAACTCGCCGGCGAGCTCGGCCGGCCCGACCCGATACCACGAGTGCGCCCGATGCGCCTGCTCGCCCGGCTTCGGCGGCCCCGCGATCACCTGCTCCTCGATGATGTATTGCTGATTGAGCGCGAGGAACTGCCGCGCCGTCCGCTTGACCGTCTCGATCTCAAGCCGGCGCGTCTGGTTCTGGATCCGCAGGTTCGCCGCCGCGTGCACCATCTGCACGCCCGTCGCGGTCTGCGACGCGCCGCCGCCGCCCTCCCCGCCCGACAGCGTGTCGTCGATCCCCGTCACCCGCTCAATGTCGCGCTGGAGGTTCGCCTCCTCCTGGTAGCCCGACGCCGGAATGTCCTGCAGCGGCAGCGGGAACACGAGCTCGCGCGGATCGCCGTCGACCGGGATCATCTGGCCGGCGCCGAAGTGGAAGTCGCTGACGTCCACCATCCCGTCGAAGTACGCGAACGGCCGCTGCAGCACCAGCAGAGCGTTGTCGCGCCGCTGCGACCGGAGCGTGTTCATCTCCTCCACGAGATCCTCGATCGACTCCGGCATCCCGATACCGACCATCTCGCCCGGAACCTTCGTCGGCCGGAAGATCTGGAACGGCAGCTCGCCGTGCCAGTAGGGGTTCGGGCCGTACGCCGGGGTCCAGGTCCGGTCGACGACGACGATCACCTCAGCGCCGTCGTGGAACTCCCAGACCTCGTGCATCTTGCCCTTGCCGCCGGTCCGGTCCCCCGACGGGTAGCCGGCCGCCGCGTCGCGCTCCGCCCAGATCTCGGAGCGCTTCTCCTCCGACGCCTGCCCGAGCACGTCGTCGAGCTTGACGCCCTTCGGCAGCTTCCAGTCGCCGTCCTTGATCCGCTTCGCGATCCCGTCGTCGGCCAGCCAGTAGCGGTGAATCGCGTACCGCAGGTTCTCGATCTTGTGGCCGTACGGATCCCAGATCCAGTCCCACGGGTCCACCCACTCGGCGTCCGGCCCGCAGTAGAGCTTCCGGTCCCGCGTGCCCTCCACCCATTGCGGGCCGTCGCTCGTGCGGACGGTAGGCGCCTCGAGCACCTTCACGCCGCGCTGCCACTCCTCCGCCCACAGGACCTTCTGCACGCCGAGGCCGGTCATCAGCCCCGACTTGCCGACGTCCTGCAGCGTCAGCGGATAGTCGCGCTTTGACTGCTGCCGGTCGATCATCAGCCGCACGTTCTCGACGTTCGGCTCCGAGTCCGGCGAGCCCGGCGTGATGAGCAGCCGCGGGTTGGCCGACAGCATCCGCGGCAGCGTCGTCTCGATCGTCGAGAGCACGTAGGGGATGAACAGGTCGGTCCCGAACCCGTGCTTCGCGTCGTTGAGGATCGCGTCGACGTCCCGCGGCGAAGCGTCCGCGTACGACGTCTTCAGGTCCCGGTAGGACCGGTAGAGCTGGTAGTAGCGGTCAGCGCGCCGGCGGAACGCCTCGTGCCGATCCTTGGCCTCCTCGAACGCCTCGCACACCCGCTTGACGAGCGCGCGCTCCTTCGCAGGAAGCCTCTCGACGCTGACCGCCATGCTCCTACTCCTCCTCGTCCTCGCCGTCGCCGCCGAGCGCCTCCGCCGGCGACAGCGTCTCCGGCATCTCCGGCTCGTCGTCCCGGCGCGCCGCGGCCATCGCCGCCGCCGTGATCGACGACGCGTTCAGCGGCGCCGACGCCGTGTACCGCACGATGTAGCCGACCGTCTCCGCGATCACCGTCGGCCGGTCCTGCCCCGGGATCTCGCCGACCTTCACCCGGTCGGCCATCACCTCGATCTTGCCGCCGACCGCCGCCAGCGTCCCCAGAAGGTCCGTCAGCGTCCCCTCCACCCGGGCACGGTCCTCGACCATCAGCCCGTCCTCCGTGTAGAGCGGCTCGATGACGATGAGCCTCTCGGCTGCCCTGCTCATAGCGATTCTCCCCGTCCGTTGCTCACGAACGGGGAGAATGCAGCCCCAGCCGGACGGCTCAGGCCACCCACGCCTCCACGGACTCGATCGTGATCGTGTCGGCCGAGTTGCCAGGCGTCCCGTAGATCCGGCCCGACTGCGACCCGTCGAGCGTGATCGTTCGCTGCTGCCGATCCTTGCGCAGCGTCGGCGTCGCCGCCCCGCCCGCCACCGACGCGACACCGCGCGCGTGCACGATCTGCACCGCCGCCTGCGTGAGCAGCAGATCCACCTCGAGCTCCCAGGACCCGTTCTCCGTCGCCGGGAACGTCAGCGGCGCGTACCCGGAGGAGAGCAGCGCGAACTCGACCGTCTTCGTGCCCGCCGTGCCCGTGAACGTCCCGAGCACCCGCACCTTGATCGTCTTGCCGATCAGATGCTTGTACGTCTCGACGTTGCCGAGGATCGCCGCCAGGATCCCCGTCTTCATGGAGGTGCGGGTGGTCGTCCCGGTCAGCGACGCCGCCGCCGTGTCGTAATGCTGCCGGCGGGCCACGGCCGCCGAGCTCGCGTGCAGCGACGTCTCGATCGCGCCGCCGGTCACGTCGACGTCCTTCGTGTTGCCGGTCAGCGTGTTCGCCGGCGACTGGCCGTAGATCCCGAGCTCGCACCCGGCGCCCTGCCCCTGCGCGGCCGCGGTCGTGCAGTTCCGGAACGTCGAGCCCTCCGCCCGGAACCGGCCGCGCGCGGTGCAGCGCACCCCGACCGGCACCCCGTCGATGAGCAGGTTGAACCCGTCGACGTAGCTGCCCTGCACGAGAATCGCCGCGGTCGTGACCGTCCCGGCCGGCGTCTGCGGGCTGTCCGCCGTCGACGCCGACCCGTACCCGTCGGTCGCGACGTTGCAGTTGTAGTACAGCCGCCCGTAGGTCTGCGTGCCCGACGCCACCCCGCCGGAGACGCGCGCGAACTCGCACCCGTCGTTGTAGATCCCGGCGTACCCGGTGGAGCCCTGGTAGTGGCAGTTGACCCAGTGAACGTTCGCGCCCGACTCCGCGAGGAAGCCCGACGCGGTGCTCGAATCCGCCGTCGAGAAGTTGATCGCCTTCAGGTCTTCGACGCGAACGTAGGTCCGCAGCCCGACGATCAGCCCGTGCCCGGCGCCAGCCGCGTCGATGATCGCCGTCGGCGCCGTCGGATGCGAGACGTCCGGTCCCTTGATCTGGACGCGCTGACGCGACATGAGCGCGTCGTTGAGCTGATACGGCGCGTTGGGGTAGGTGCCCGCCGCGAGCTCCACCGTCCACAAACCGGCGAGCACCGGCCCGTACGTCGCGACGTAGTCGAGCGCCGCCTGCAGCTCGAGCGGATCATCCTCCGAGAGCCCCGTGCCGATCCCGTCCGGGGACGCGTAGACGACGATCGTCGCCTCGTCGTCGAACCGTGAGCCGAGCACCGGCTGCTCGCGCGGGTCCGGCGGAGTGCGGAACCGCACGTCGCGCGCGCCGCGGATCACGTACTCGGTGTCCCACGAGAGCCCGGAGAAGCGCGTCTGCCCGTTCGCGTCGAGCACAGCCGCGGCGATGACCGTGCCGCCGAGATTGTTGGCCCGGTACAGGTTGACCGCTTCGCCCGCCTGCAACTGCGGCGACGAATCCAGCGTGAAAGACGCGCTCATGCCCGAATCGTGCGGGCCGGAGCGGACAGATCAGCGCCGGAACCGCAGCGAAAACGCCCAGCCGAGCGCGTTCAGCGCCACTTGCAGCGCGAGCCGGACGGCCCGGCGACTCACCGGCCGACGAGCGAACGCAGCACCGCGACCGGCGCGTGCCGCGCGCGGACTCCACGTCAGCGTGACCGGCTGCGGCGGCAGATGCGCCCACCACAGCCTCACATCTTCACCCGGCCCTGCAGGATCGCCAGAGCGTTCCGGCGCACCCACGCCGCCCGCTCCTCATCCGCCGGCTTCATGACGTCCGGGTGCCGCTGCTTCATGAACGCCACGACGTACTCGTGGTTCTCGACCGCGCAGGTCGCGGCGTGGTTCGCCTGCTTGCGCTCCTCGCCGGGATAGAAGACCTTGCCGCAAATCCCGTCCTTGACCGGCACGCGGCACACGCCGATCGGCTCGTGCTCGTGGATCCGGCCCGACGTCGCGATGTAGAGCTTGCTCATCCCTGCCGCTCCCACGGCCCGCCGAGCGCCGCGTCGATCGCCGAAAGCGTGAGGAAGTCGGCGAGTCGGCCCTCGTCGACGAGCCCCGCCGCGCGCTCGAGGTTCTCCTCGCCGGTCATCTTCCGCAGCCCGTCGAGCCGGAGCGTGCGGACCCTCATGCACTCCGGCTCGTCGACGACGACCACCATCTCCGCCCCGTTGGCGAACATCGCCGAGACGACGTCCATCACGGCCCCGTCGAGATGTTCGTTCTCGTCGCTCATCGCTCCCCTCGCGACCGGAACTTACGCACCGCGCCGGACACCTTCTCCCGCGGCCCATCCGGACGCAACGGCCGGATCTGAGACACGAACTGGCCGATCCCCAGCGACATGAGCACGTCCGCGAGCTTGCCCGGCTCCGGCTTCGTCCGGCCCCGCTCGTCGCGCACGTAGGAGAGCATCTGCTCCGCCACCCGCCGCGACGGGATCAGGTCCCGGCCCTGCGCCGCCAGCTTCAAGATCGAGATGAGCTCCGCCTCGATCAGCGGCTTCGACACCGCGTCCGTCGAGAACCCCAGCCGGTCCGACCGGTTCTCCGCCCGCCGATCCCGCGACTCGTCCTCGAAGATCCTCGCGTACTTGAAGTCGATCGCCAGCCGGCGCAGCACGGAGAGCCCGTAGCCGCCGGTGCGCTCGACTACGACCCAGGCCCCGTTGTAGAACATCGCGGCCACGAGCAGATCGAGCGCGAGATCGTCCGGATCCTTCTGCGACTCGTACTCCGCCACCATCTTCCGCGTCCGGTGATCGATCACCGTGATCGCGTGGTTCGCGTGCTCCGTGCCCTTCTCGTCCACCTCACCCGACGCCGGGTCTAGCGTGGCGATGTACTGGCCGGCCGGGATCCGCTTGTGCCCGCCGTCCGGCTGCGGCTCGAGGCGCTCCGGCTGCGGGAGCTGCCAAAGCCGCCAGCAGCCGCGCTCCCCGCGCTCAAGCCGCGACCGCGGCACCCACACCGCCTTCTGCGGCACGTCCACGACCACGTGCCGCCGCGCGCGCTGCGACTTGAAGTCCTCCCCCCGGATCGACCCGACCGCCGGCCCAGGGTTCTCCGCCGACGGCACCGCCGGGTCCGTCTTCTCCGCCGCCCGCAGCACCAGCCGCACCAGCCGCGGCTCGAACACCTTCCGGCCTGTCGAGAGAAACGCCTCCTCCGGCGTCGACGGGTACTCCTGGTGGAACTTGTCGACGCTGCCGCCGCACTTCGCGTTGATCGCCCACCGCCGCCAGTGGAGGTGCTCGAGCACCCGGAGCTCCATCTCCTCGCCCTGCTCGACCGTCTCGCCGAGTTCGGCCGCCCAGGTCGCGAGATCCTCCGGGATCTGCTCGAGCAGCCCCGGCTCATCCTCGCCCTTCAGCCCGGACCCGAGCTGCGCCTCGAACTCCTCCCGGTCCGCGTCGTTCGCGAACGGCCGCCGGTACTCGTCCTCCTCGAACCACGGCGTGAAGAACGCGTAGTACCCGCTCGACCCGGCCACGGCCATGTCCCACTCGTCCTTGAAGAAGTTGTGGCCGTTCGCGGTCGACTCCTTCACGATGACCGTGTCCGGGTGGTCCGGCACGCCCTGCAGGATCGCGAGCATCGTCTCGTCGACCGGCCAGAACGCCACCTCCGACAAGTGCAGCGTGTGAATCGTCCGGCCACGCGCCGCGGCCGCCGACTTCGCCGTGTTCGTCTCGTACGTCGAGTTGAGCCCGAGCATCCCCGCCCGCCGGAGCTGCAGCGACGGCTCCCCGAACTGCAGATACTTCCGGTCGATCGTGCCGCCCTCATACGCCGCCGGTGGCCGGATCTGCGCCGGGAGGTTCGCCCACATGAACCGGCCGATGTTGAACAGCGCCGCCGTCGTGTTCCGGTCCTGCGCGACCGTCATCGCGACGTGGTTCTCCATCTGCGTCGCCCGGCCGATCCCGATGCCCTGCGACTCCGTCGAGATCCCCACCTGCCGCGCCTTGAGCGCGATGGCGCGCTGCGGCTGCCCCGCCTCGCGCTGCGCCATCAGCGCCCGCGCCAACCGGCGCTGCGGCCGCTTGTGGATGAACGGGACGCGCTGCCCGGCCTTCGTGACGATGAACAGCGCCGACTCGGCGAAGAACGAGTAATCCTCGCGCAGCCTGCGCCGGATCTCCTCGCGTTCCGCTTCAGTGACCCCCGCCACCCGCAGGAGTCAAGCGGAAGGGCCGGACACCACCGCCACGGGATGCCCGGCCCTTCGATCCCCTTCCGGAGAAGCCGCGCCGGATGCTACCCGGTCACGGCCCGCCTGTCTATGCGTCGCGCTCGTCCGTCAGCCACGCCGCCGTCGCCTCGCCCACCAGCGCCGGCAACTCGCCGTCCTGGACGTCGGCGTGCGTCAGCTTCGCGCCGTCCGCGTCTCTGGTGAGCGTCACGTCCCACCCGGTCGGCGTGGCCGTCGCGTCGATCGTTACCTGCATGATTCCTCCTCGTTGGGTTTGCTGGAGAGCGTCACGGCTGCTCCCGGCGCGCAGGGTCGAACGGCTCGTACCAGAGATAGTCGGGCTTGCGCACTGTGTGGTCACGCTTGTGCGACCACGGCACCCACCGGGACCGCTGGCGCATCGAGTAGCGCCGCGAGCCGCCAACGACTTCGACGTACTCGACGCGCTGGATCTCGTACGGCCCGAGCACCACGGTGGTAGGCCGGTTCTCGACGATCCGCTGCGCGTGCGCGCGAGCGTCCCGGAAGCGCTTGAACTGCGGCCCATGGACGCCGTGGCCGTTGCAAGAGACGACCTCGTAGCGATACTCAGCCATCGAGCTCGACCTCCGCCGGATCCACGAGCGTCGCCGCGTCGTCCTCGCCCAGCACCGACCCGGCCGCGACCCGATCTCCGATCCGGACCTTGCCCTCCGCGATCCGCCGACGCGCCCGCGCCAACGACACCGGCGCCGGCCCCCTGTCATGCCCGCCCTCGAGCAGCCGCGCCACCGCCACGTCCAGCCGAACGCGGGCGCTGGCCGGCACCGACGGACGGGGGGAAACATCGGCGCCGGCCGCAGCGGAGGGAGCACCGCCAGCGCCCGCACCCGGCATCTTCCCCGACGCCGCGGCGGCAGCCCGCGCCACCGCCACCCGCTCACCCCGCGCCTCCGCCCGCTCACCACGCAGCTCGCGCGCCGCCTGCGCGAGCCCGGCCGCCGCCGCCCGCCGCAACACCTCCGCCGTCCTGACCCCAGCCCCCGCCGCGATCCCCTCCGCCCGCAGCAGCAACGGCTCCGGCCACCTGACGTCCAGCTTCCTAGAGGCCACTCAGCACCACCCTTTCGAGCCTCGCGTACTTCTCCGGCGTCGTGTGCCCGTCCCACGCGCCCGGATATGCGCCGAACCACGACCCGAACCGATCCGCCTCCGGCAGATGCCACGACACCTGACCCTCCGGCGTGTCGACCACGAGCACCGGCCAGCCCGGCTCCGCCGGATCGTCGAGCCACCCGACCGTCCAGCCGAGCCGAGCCGCCACCGCAGCGAACCCGAGCGCGAGCCGGTTCCGCTCGTCGTACAACTCCGTGAGGTGATCCGCCGCGCTCACTCCGCCTCACCCGCCCGCCGATCCTGCGCCCGATCGACCCGCACCGGCGGCTCGTGCACCATCCCCGCCCGCCGCCGCAGCGCGTGCACCTGCGCCTCGAGCACCGCCACCCGCGCCGCCAACTCCGGCTCCCGCGCCTCCTGCCGACGCCGCGCCGCCGCCACGATCCTGTCCCCCAGCTCGTCGAGCGGAGCCCGCCGCGCCTCATAGCGCAGCGCCCGCCGAGCCT